GATGCTAACGCTGGTAATCAGGCCGCTGAAGCTGGCCGTAATGTAGGTGGCGCCAGCGCTATCGCCCCAGTTGAGTACGTAGTTATCACCAACGGTAGCGCCAGCGGTTGGTACCAGCGCGTCAATACCAGCGGAGTAATCCGCCGGGGTGAAGAGTTCAACCGTAACCGTGCCTGGATCTTCAGCACCCATCTTGAATGCCTTGCTGGCACTGGTCAACGTGGTCACGTCGATTTCAGCCAGCGAAGCCCCGCCAAGCTGAATCGAATAGACTTCGCCCAGGCTAACGCCACCCTTAGTGATTGTGGTTCCGTATGAAGAGAATGCCATTATGCGCTCCGGTTAGTTGGTATGCAGGGAAGTTACTTCAACGGTACTGATAAACAAACCGTACGTAGCACCGTCTTGGGGGGGTTGGTAGTCCGTCACGATTGACGAAACCCTAGAACCCTGGACCGTAATCTTGACCGTGGCCCCGTCCAGGTACGAACCGGACCAGTTCTGGAATGCAAGCTGAACCTGCCTGGCCAGCTCTACTGCCGTCTTCTTATCATCGGCTAGGCAGTGGATGGAAACGGTAGACCTAACCAGGGTTGGGGTACCGCTGAGAACCTGGAACGGTACCGCGTTTCCCAGTTCGTAGACGATGCACGGCCGAGCAGCACCGTCAAACCTGATTTCAGGGAACGCCCGTACCGGGCTGGTTCCGATGATATCGGTAATGGCAGCCGTGGCGCTGATTTGGCTATGCACCGCGGTTTCAATGCTCCATACGGTTTGCGGCATCAGCTACCGTCCTTGCTGCTGGGTGGCGGATTCCAACGCGTAATGAACTCTTGGAACTCGGAGAACGCTTCCCCTTGAATCGCTGGCTTCAGCCGATTGAACGTCCGTAGGAACATCCAACGCCCCGGTATAGTCTTCTCCTTCTTCGGCCGGAAACCAAAGAACCTGGTTAGCCGGTGGCCGCGTTCCAGCAGCCGCCCGTAGAAAGAACCTGACTTACCGGCAATCCCCAACCGGCGCCCAACGAAATACTTTTGCTGCTGGCTGCCTAGTGGCATGACGGTAACCGCGCTGGCAATCTTATTGCGCACCGTGCCTGGCGCATCCTTATACGGCCACCACCTACCACCCTTGACCTTGCGCGAAACCATGGGGCTATCAGTTCGGGTTTCAAGGCTGGTAACGGCCGTTCTCATTTCTGACGCAAGCCGATTCAGAACGCTTTCAGCCGTTTCAGTTACTGCCTTATCCCGTAGTTCCTGAGTCATAGCCCGGTAGTTGGCTACCAAACGGTCACCACCACGTACCGCGATATCCCTTAGGAATGGATCTTTATTGGCCATCAAATGATTTCGCGCGCACGTAGCGTAATGGTTCGTTGGGAATCGTCATACTGCTGGACGCCCTCCACTTCGAACGTTCGGCCGCCGGTCACCAGCCTTGCGGTCACCGGTACGGCCGATTCGTCTTGGGCGCGCACCATGATTTCATAGGTACGCGCATGGGTAATACCTTCCCGTTCCACGGTTTCTTGGGCATTGATGCCCCGAAGGTAGCCCCAAACGGTAGTACCGCTTGCCGTATAGGTCAGGTCATTAGCCCCAAACTCATTGACCACCACGCTACGCGTATGGACCGCGAACGGGGTACGCATCATTGCCGAGCGTATGCGCCTCATGCGAACCTTGGCACCTGGTATAGACGGCAAAGAGCTTCGACGCCGTGCGGAACTTCCGATAGCGCCACGTCTGATGCGGTTTCCCGCGCCACGTCATACCAGTACGCCAGCGCCATCAGGATTGCTTGCCGCAGCGCTTGCGGCACGCTGGCCGCCGCTGCGCCGTATCCGGCCGTATACGTCACTTCAACGCTTGCCAATCCAGGTTGGTACCTGGTAGTTGGCCAACTTCCAGCGCTGGGCTGCATGACTACCGAGCCCGGAAGCCTGGCGCCGTCAAGCGCATAGTTGGTGCTGGCATACGTGATATTGGTTCCGCCAACGTCGGTATAGCGGATAACACTAACGGCGGAAGCCTTACCGGCCGGTAGCACGATTTCATACCCAGCCGGGAACCGGTCCAGCTTCAGCAGGTAGTTACGCTGAATCAACGGCCGATTGGTCAGCCCTTCAACGTAGTTACGGGCTGCAACGATAAGGCTGGTTATCAGCGCGTCTTCAGCGGAATGGGTTACGCGCAAATGCGCTTTGGCCTCAGCCAGCGTAATGGGTTCCACTGCTGGGCTGGTTGATTCGGTATTGCTCAGGTATGTAGCGCCGTCAATCGCCAGCATTAGGACCGTCCTTGGTTGCGGTTCTCAGTTTCACTTTAGAGCGCTCCGGGGTTTGAACCCGGCCAACGTCATCAGCACGAACCAGCCCCGCAGCAATGTAACTGGCCGCTTCAGGTTCTCCAACCTCAAAGGTAGTTCCAACGTCGTGGGCGCCCAGTGGGCTGATGAATGGCCTGAGAACTATTACGCGCATGACTGATTATCCAAAGAAATGGGGGGCTGGACTAGCCAGCCCCCCAGGTTACTTCTTCCCACCGCCAGGTAGTGCGCCTTCGTCCCCTCAGTTCTTCAGAACCGAGAACGCATCAATGCGGCAAACCTTGGCATCCACGCGCATTTCACCGGCGTAGCCAATCTGACCGTTCCCGGCGTACAGCTCACGCAGCACCTGGATATCCATACCCTGGCGCTCAGCCATGACCATATGCGACCAATCACCGATGACCGCATGGATTTGCGAAGCAGTGTTCGCCAGGGTAGGTGCGTACGGGCTGGCGTAGACCGGGATACCGAGCAGCCGCGCCGGTTCACCAGCCTTGAAGGATTCTTCCCAAAGGTACGGGGTAGTACCGCTGCCGCTAACCGAATGCTTCAGCTTGCGGCAAGCCTTGAAGAACGAATCATGCGCCACAATCGCGCACGTGGGGCTAACGCGGTACTTTTGCGGCAGCGAATAAACGAAGTCAATCAGTTCATCAGCAAGCACCGTACCGGCCGTAGCAAGCGTCACGTTATTGGTAATGCTTGCGTTCTTGACGCCCTGGGGCTTGTTGCTGCCGTTGCCGTGCCACAAAGCGTATTCAATCGAATGGGCGAACAGCGCACCCATGCGCTTGGCCACGATGGATTCCACCGAGAAACCAGGACCGCGGCTGGGAGCATCGGCAACCAGTTCCTTGCTGACCTTGACGATGCGACGCAGGGCATTACCCGTGAACGTCTTATTGTCGTAGGTGGGTGAATACTCAGTGATAGCGCCACCTTCACCAGCCCAACCCTCAGTGGTACCACCAACGCCGTCAAAGTCAGCGCTAGAGAAATCCACTTCAAGCGTCAGGTTGGTAGTAAACGTACCAACCGGAATCCGGCGAATCAGGTTCAGGATTGCGGCTTCCTGCTGGATAGATTCCTGAAGCTGAGCGTAGAAGCCTTCGCTAGGCAGGTATCCACCGTCAGCACCCGAACCGGCCGAAAGCGCACGCGTTTCAAACGTGGGAAGCCAGCCGCGCTTCAAGTAGTCAGCGAAAGAATCGGCATACTTGGCATCAGCGATAATGCCACCCTTGCGGGTTTCAGCCGGTGCGGCACGCTCGGTAACCACCACGTTATGGGCAGTCTGAGCAGCGCTAGCGTTGACCTCAGCAATGAGGCTGCGGCGTTCCTTCAGCGCAGCGTAGGCGCTCTTCTTCTCCTTCAGTTCCTCTTCCATTGCTTCCCCTTCTTCGCCGGTGGCTTCGGCAAGCTTCGCCCCCAGGGCTTGCATCTCTTCGAAGAGAGCGCCCATCTTCTTGGTCAGTTCTGCGTATGCGTCCATCGTGTTACTCGCTTTCTTACGGTCAGTTGGAAAGAACCTGAATATATGACCGCGGATCAATCAGGTTACCGCCAGCGCGCACACTCGCGCGCAGGACTACTTGCCCATTAGCGGCAGCAACTTCGTTTAGCCGCTCCACTTGGAAACCATCCTTATGAATGGCAAGCACGTAGTTCTTCAAATCAACCAGCATGGCGACGATATCGCCCGATTCCGAATAGGACCAGTGCGGCGTGAAGAACACTGGTTTACCGAGAATCTGCGCTACCGCTTGCTTGTCGCTTGGGTTGGGAGCGCCAGCAGCACCGCTATTCTCGGTTTGGTGCATGAAGCTTGACATTGAACCATTACCGAGAACCCAGCACGCATCACCGTAGCTGGACGCGCGCAGCTGCTCCATTGCAAGCGCCATGGTGCTGAACTGGATATGGTTGGCTTGGCTTGTGCCAGTGTCCGTAACAATCTGCGCGCTATTGATGGCGTAGTAGTAAAGCCCTTGCAGTTCGCGCCGGTTGGCCACAATCGACGTGGCCGGACGCCCAATCATTACCTGGCGCTCCACTTCGCTAACCAGCTTCTTGGTCAGCAGTTCAGCCAGGAAGCGTTCAGCCGAAATAGAACCGATTGCTTCTTCAATCAGTTCCTTGGAAAC